CCACCCATCGCCAGTCGGCTGGCGGCTTTTCCGCTACCGGCCCCAGGAGCGCGACGATATACGTGCGCTCGACACCCTCCAGCGTCGCAACCTCGATGCTCGGCTCCTCAACCTGTGCCACGCCGACCAGGACCAGCACCACCGACACCGCGGTCGTGGCCCGGTCGATCAGCTCCTGGGTGATGTCGGCGAGGTAGTGACTGATCTCGTCGACGTCGCGGTCGACCGTCCACTTCTCGCCGATCTTGATCGGCCCTTTCGTGCTCATTCAAACCTCGTCAATCTGCTACCGCTGCCCTCGAAGGGCGTAACCCGGCTCCCACTGCCGTCGAATGGCGTTACGCGCGAACCGCTACCCTCAAACAGGGTGACGCGGCTGCCGCTTCCTTCGAACACGACTATGCGAGACGGATGAACCTTGGAAATATCAAACGCCGGCGCCGTGCCCGAATAACGCAGGGTGATCGAGCCACCTCGCACTTCGAGCCCTGCACCAGAGACAAGCAGCCGACGCCCGGCCAGCGCGCGGGCGGCACCGGCGGCGAGCTGCAGCTGGGCGCCGATCACCGACAGGCGGCGC